GTAGCAATCTAGGCTCGTCCTCCTTTACACTTTCAATCACTCACATTATAGTAGCACATATATACACATATATACAAAAATGGACTGCTCTAACCCAGTGAACGTGAATGACAGGATAACGGTGGGCGATGCCCGAATCGCTGCAGCAGGATACATTAGGCAGGACCTTGCCTCGCTCAAAAACGCGGCTGCCAAGGTCCCCAGGAATTACCTACCAACATCCACACCACGCCCTCCGGACGTGGTTCGTGCGGACCTCCTGAGGGTTAAAACCTCCAGGAGGACCGTTCCAAATGACCCCGAGGGTTTGGCTAGGTTGAACGACCTGTCCGAGTTCCTCACACTTGAGGCGGAGTCCATCCCCATTTGTGGCTACGTTGGCCACCAAGGGAATGTGCATCCCTCAGGTGTGAAGATGAAGCAGGGACGCTCCCTCGCTACTCGAACCTTCGGTGGGCAGACTCGGGATGATATAGTGCTCGAGGCAGCGCTACGGCACTTTCCATATATGGATGTTGCCGCAGCCTACTCGAGTGCTGTTTACACCTCGGGCACTCCTTCCGGTTTTTTGGAGCGGATGCGATTGAACATGACCAGACCCGCAGTCTCCTCTCTCAGGACGGCCAACGTGAGGAATATACCCCAGTTGGCCGCTCTGATGGAGCGACTGCTCCCCATTAGGAAAGCCCCCGTGCCGGATTGGAATGTGGACTTCGACGTGCTGTTGGACGACGTGGAGATCACCAAAGAGGCAGGCGCTGGATACCCTTATTGCAGGAGCAAAGGGCAGGCCATGCGCGACTGCCTCGAGGTGGTCCTACCCAACATCGTCGAGGCTGTCACCACCGGCACCTGGGAACAACTCATGGTGGACCAGCCGGAACTTTTCCTTGTGGAGGTTAAGAACAAGCAGGACACCTACGATGTGGAGAAACTCATGACTAAAACACGGCCATACATGAACTACCCAATGCACTTTACACTGTTTTGGAGTTTCATGGCACAGCACTACAACGAGCTGATGTATAAAGTTGGTGACGGTCCCGCCACCTCCAATGCCTGCGGATGGAGCATGGCTGCAGGGGGCGGCAAGCGCAAAATAGAATACATCAATAAACAGCTCAAACGGGAAGGTGACTGGTTCGTGGAAGCCTACAGTGATGACGTCGTCATTTACTATAAGCAACACGGAGAAGTCTACCGTATATCTCCCGATTTTGTGCAAATGGACAGCAGTATAGATGCTGATATAGTCAGAGCCCGCCTCTATAACATCAAAAAGCTTTTCAAGGAGCAGCATGGAGACAACGTCTGGATGGAGTCCATGATCGATTTATGGGAAGATATGGCACTGGACCCCATGCTCATAGTTCAGGGCACCAAAATTTGGCGAAAAAAGGCCAAGCACGGTATGTGCAGTGGAGTGCCCGATACAACGGGTATCAACACGTACAAATCTGTTCTGGCCTATCACAAGATGCTTGAAAGCCACGATCCCCGGACTCTCACGGAGGAAGTGGCAAGGAAATGGATGAGAGTGCACGCAGGCCTGGAGATCAAAGAAGGAACCTGGACCGTAGAACCCGCAAATTTCATGGCCCCGCCCGACGAGCCCATGTGCCCACAAACTTTCTTGGGAGTTCAATGGATGAACACTCTGGAAGGCACTGTGGTGCCGTATCTGCCCACCGAGAAGTGGCTGCGCATGCTCGTTGTGCCTAAGGACAAGGAGATGGACTCGTACTCTTTGGCTGCCGCTCGTAGGCGATTCGATAGGATGAGAGGTTATCTCATCACTGGGGCCGCCTTCGACCAACGGATTGTCAACGTGATCAACGATGTCCTTAATGGTATCACTCCCGAGGCAGTGATTATGCAGGTGCAGGCAGGTAATGGAAAAGGTGAAGCCCCCCAGGAGGGGTTGTTGTTGCCCGACTATGTGTACCCGGCCTCGGATGTCGTCCCCACACGGCAAGACGTGGAAGATATATACAGGGCTGGAGCAGTGAGAACCCCCTGGCAGGAGCTCTTTCCCGGAGTGAAGGAGCTCATTGCTGGCCACATGGACTTAAACCAGAGGAAGTTTGGGAAAATCAAACCCTACCGTGCAAAACTAGCCGGTGCGGGCGAGGGCAAATATTCGGACTTTATGGTGCTAACACCGCCGGAAGAGTTCGCCTCTCCGGCACAGAACCCCGGCATCTCCGGAGCTCCCTACAAAAAGGGGAAGCACACAAAACCCGGAAACAAGTGCAACGTGGTTCTGCCCGACGGCGAACGTGGCAAGACCATGCCCACCGTGGAAGACGTGATAGACCACGCTTTGCGCGAGTCAGCCATGCCACTGTCGCTTCTGGCCCAGAAGTTGGGGAAGGAGCCCCACGAAACAACCAAGTTCGTGTACAACGCGGGATATGATGCCCGCGAGCCACTGTTGGGCGTGAAATCGGAGAATCTCGGCCCCGCGCTTCACTCACTCTTTCCCGTCAAGGAGAGGTTGCGTGTGCGAGAGACCAAGATGATGGATGACGGCAAGACAACAGTCGCCATCACTAAACCCGACACACGGGTGACCCCTCTTCGGGGCACCGTCGTACACGACGAGTTCAACGGAGAGGCGCGTTCCCCGCCACGTGAAGTGAAAGTGATACACCATCCACTCGTGACGAGTAGTGCTCTTGTGGGAGACCCGGTCTCTTACATGGTCCACTTGCTCACCAAAGCTACTGGTGAGAATGGGGAGTGGAGCACTACCACGGTGCCGACCACAATCGAGGCCGGTACCGCGGTGGTTTTCCGCGCCGAATACAGTCACGCTGGTTTCACCACGCACGCAGTAGCAAACTCCATTAAGAAAGCGAAAGCCTTTGCCTCCCGTGTGATGATAGACAAACTGATACGCGATCACGGTGTCCCAATGCCCTCCGCCTATAAGCCCCCCACCCCTTCAGAAGTTATAGAGGTCTCCGCCCGTGCACGCGCGGAATCTTTGCAGGCTCATAACAACCCAAGTTGGAAAACAGCCAAGAACAATCAAGCGAAACTCGACTATGCGCAGCAGAAGTCTGCCCAAATAGATGAGCGGATAGCCACGCGACTGGGCCCTGACAAGCCCTTGGACGAGCTCCTAGTCGATCGTTTCGAGAAACTAGCGACTGCCTTAACTGACCGTCTCAACGATGCGATTAAACAGTCGCTGGGTATTTCCCTCGAGGTGGAAGCCCTAGATTCCCGAAAGAAATCCAAAACTAAAAACAAAAGCACAAGTGATAAGAAAGCCAAGAAAACGAACCATAAAACAAACAGCGACTATGACACGACGAACCAAGAAGAGAGCCAATACTACGAAGACTATGGAGAAGGCACTAGTAACCGCTATGGAGCGCCTTACGACGAAGAGGAGGGTCCCTCGAAAAAAGGGATGCGCTCGCGTCGCAGAAGGTGAGATGGTCCTCAGAAGAGAGGAGATGTTGGTGGACGTGACGCTGTCCGCCAACAAGACCGACTCCACTGGCAGCGTCGTACTGGCCCTGGCAAATTTCCCGTGGCTTAAAACCGTCGCGGGATCATTCGAAAGGTATAAATGGAAACGGTTGAATATACACTGGCGCGCTGCAGGAGGGTTCAATAAAGGGGGTCTGATCGCCGTGGGCATGGACTGGTCTAACCAACTCAGTTCTGCTTACACGAGGCAGACCCTCACCTCCGCTTCCGAACGCCAGAAGGTGTTGTCGCTCACCCCCCACATGTCTCTGCCCATATCGTCCACCAGCATAAACAAAACTCTCGGGCTGCCCATAAAAATGCTCAACTCGAGGAACTGGTATGACGCCGCCAAGACCGATGACGAGGGTGCCGTTGGTGCTATTCGCTATTCAGCGAAATGTGACTCCGACACCGTCGAACGCTTCATCGGGGAAATATGGGTTGACTATGAAGTAGTACTCCAGGGCACGAGAGCTTAGCAACTACCGCCACCCCCTCCACCCCCGCCGCCCAAGCACACATTGCTGACTTACTACTCGTTCACGGAGATGCGCTATGTCATAACGCGTGGACAGGGAGCCACCAACAACGTCAATTCACGGAACTCCAGCGGTATCAGTCAAAGAGTTGTGGACAATGATTTTACATTGTCCACTGACTCCTTCTCCGACACTGTGGAGCTGTTGGACGGCCGGACTTACCGGCTCATACCAACCGTTCAAACGGAGACCGAAGACGACGCTCCCCTTGACCCTGACTTCGAGGGCCTACTAACTAATGTAGTATCGCCCCCCGAGCAGTACAGCAATACGGCTCATTTGAAATTCTACCCTCTGCGTGATATTCTAAAGTTCAGGTTGACGGACTTTCAGTTAAATTTGCATCTCGCCTTAGAGGTGGAAGTCAATTATCCCACAGATATGGAAGCGTTGGCCATACTCTGGGATTTCTCCCGGTGCCTCGTCTCACCACAGGTGAGGACACGGAGAGAGAGTGTGAAAAGTAATAAGGCCCTTTTCCACTGTGTAGCAGCCGGACTCTATAGGTATGTGCCGGCAACGCGACCTTATTTTAAAGTTTCTGTTGAGTGGTTCAACACCGGAATATCGTCCGCCCTCGCGTACACCATGAAAACACAAATTTACGCGTTTGGGCTTTTCGGAGACTCCAGAACTCAGGAGGGGTTTGGCCAAATTGCCCCGTCGAGAGCCATTAAAAAGAGACCCGTGGTGAAGGGTTTAACACAGTTTCACCGTTCCAAGGCTATGCTACTTGGTTACTGATTGAATAAGGGGGGTGCCCTTAGCTCGCAACACACGCGAGTTCAAACCGTTCGACTCGGCGCTGGAGACGTTTCTCCAACC